ACACTTGGATTAGACCCAGAAACAACTAACCGAATTGTAGCATTAGCTGTGGCTTGGATTCTTGGTGATTCTCTGCGAGTTACATCTGAAACAGAATCTGCATAGAACTATATGCAAACATTAAGCAGTTCGCCTATAATACTGTAGGCGAGCTGCTATTTTTTTGGGATATTAAATAATGGACACAAAAGAAAAACATCTTTTAGTTTTCTCGGCTAACTGGTGCGGACCATGTAGAATGATGAAGTCTACAGTATGGAATGACCCAGAAGTAAAAGATAAACTAGAAGTTTTTGACTCTGTTAACTTTATAGATATAGACGCGCCTGAATCGAGGCAGCTAACTACTATGTATAAAGTTAATGCAGTTCCAACTATTTACATAGTAGACGAGAAGGGTATTCCAGTAAAAGCTGGTAATACGATGGATGTTTCAAGAACAATTAGTTTTCTGAGTTAACATGGATAAAAACAATTTACAAGTAGTAGTATTTATGACCACTTGGTGTCCTCATTGTAAAAACATGAAAAATTACACTTGGTCTAATGATTCAGTAAAAAGTGCTGTCATGCCTTACCATAACAGTAAACCGGCTTTTGTTTTGTGTGATAAGCCACAAAATAGGTACTTAGTAGATGAGTTCAGTATAGAAAAGTACCCAACGGTGGTCATCATGGATGAAGATCACAACATAAAAAAGAAGGCTAATAACATGTCTCCAGAAGAACTTGTTTCATTTTTAGATTCATTAGATGAATAGCGATTCAAAAATTTTAATTACCGGAGCTAAAAGCTACGTTGGCACTAGGTTAGGAATCTGGCTTTCCAATAGTGGGTTTTCAAACGTTCATGGCTTAGCAGGAACAAAACAGGGTATAGACTTAGGACAAGATTCTGACCTTGGCTGGGCGTTCGACATGAACCCTGAAATTGTTGTACATTTAGCAACCAGACCTCCAAGCAAAACAAATTCCTTAGATTATCCTGCTGGCTTAATGTATGAGAACATTCTTATAACAAGCAGGGTCATGGAAGAAGCGAGGCTTTCTGGGTGTAAGAAATTTATTTCATTATGGGATTCTTGTTGTTACCCAGACATTCCCATGATTCCATTTAAAGAATCTGATCTGTGGGACGGGTCTCCTCACTGGACTAAAAGATATTATGGAAACTCCGCAAGAGTAATGATGGAAATGTCCATGGCTTTTGCTACACAGTTTCCTGACATTGTTTTTGTAAATTTAATAGCCCCAGAAATATATGGTCCTTACAGCGACTTTAACCCTAATAAAAATAAAATAATAGAAAATGCCATATCAAATATAAGAGCGGCACAAAATGCAAATCTAGATATAGATATATCTGGCCAAGCAAAAATTACCAGAGACTTTCTCTTCATAACAGATGCTTTGAGTGCCATCGAAGAAGTCATTCTAAACGTTAATGAGTCTTCAACCTACAATATTTCAGAAGGTTCAGATTATTCAATAAAATCAATTCATGAAATGCTGGCTGAAATCTGTGAATTTGAGAATGTTATAAACTGGGAAGAAGGAGAAGAAATTGATGTCCAAAAACGGAGCTGTCTCAATACAAATTTAATACAAAAAGAAACCAACTGGAAACCCAGAGTGACGCTAAAAGAAGGTTTGGCCGAAACGATAAAGTATCACGATGAAAATTTGGAAGCTAAGTATTTACGTCACGATTCAATAATAGAACAAAGATGATAAACGCAATAGTATTATCTAAAGATAAAGCTTGCCAGTTAGATCTTTTGATTGAAAGTATAAGCAAAAACTGTAAAAACATATTTAACATAAAGGTTATTTATGAGTCCTCAAATAGTTCTTTTGAATTGGGGTATAACAAACTAAAAGAAAAATTATATTATAAAAATAGGTTTGGTCTTGACTTTCCCATAAGGTGGTACGAAAGAAGAAACAAAAATTTATCTCAAGATATCCTAAACACTTTAGACGACTCTGTAGACTTAACTTGTTTATTAAATGATGAAAATATATTTTTCTCCAATTTCGGTTCATACAAAAGCATTTTGAATCTTTTTAGAAAAGAACCTCTTGCTAGCCTTTCATTAAGGCTTGGAGATAATACAGTAATACAGAACCCATATTCAATTGGTAGATACTTTATAGATAAACCAGAAAAGTTCTCACTAATAGACAATAAGTTTATTGGATGGGATGCAAGCTTGATAAAACCATTTACTAATTTTGGTATGCCGTTTTCGCATAATGGGCATGTCTATACAACTAAGCTTTTGAAACATGCTTTGTCTGTTACTGAAATTGACGAGATAGATAGTCTTGAAAAATTAATTCAACAAAATCTATATTCAGGAGTTTTTGCGTCGTCAGTTTCCCCTTTTATGGCCTGCTTGAAAAATAGCGTTGTTGTGACAAATACTGCAACGGCTCTATCAGACCCTGAAGACTTTGAACAAATTTTTGACACATCTTTATTTAGTGTCAATGAAAGATACCTGCACGGTTACAAAATAGACTATGACTTTTTTAATTTTTCTAATATATCAAAGCCATTCCAACAACATGTAACGAGATTTCGGCGTGAAAATAATATGCAGTACGGTCGTTAGAGCCGCTAAACAAGGTGACATGCATGGAGGATTGTATGTCATAGATATAGACTCAGGAGAAGTAATTCATCATGCGCCTTATGAAAGAGATTTTATTAATGATAATGAGCGTGGAGGAGAAAGAGGTCTACGTGGCATTTGTGTTCTTCCTGATCGCATACTCGTGGCTGATTCTGCTGGGTTTACAGAGTTAGACAAAAAAAGCTATGAAATAAAAAGGACTCACTCTAATAGAGATTATTTCAAAAGTATACATGAGATATCTTTTAATGATGGATTTCTTTGGGTTACATCCACAGCTCATGACGCTGTAGCGAAGTTAGACTTAGATTTTAATGTAATAAATTTCTGGGAGCTGAAGGGCAAAAGTTTAGAAAATTCAAAAGAACTAACTGGAAAAGTTTCTATTACCCCTGAACAAAAAACTAACGATGACAACTACCATATAAACTCTGTTTTTTCAAATAATGGAAAAGTTTTTGTAGCAGGTCTTTTGACTCCTCTTTATGACATAGAAACTATGGAAGAAGTTTGTGCTATTCCTAGCTTGCAGGCACATGGTCACAAGATTCATAGCTTTGTTCACAACTTCTACAAATATGAAGACATGACTATTGCTAATTTAACTAGCTTTAACGCTATAGGAATATCAAAAAATAATGTTGATTTTTCAATACAAAAAATACCAAGTTCAAGCCATGTCACATATCACATAGATTCCATTGCAAAAAATAATTGGAATAGAGGCTTAGCAAGAAAAGACAATATCTTACTGATAGGATCTTCTCCTGCAAGGATATTGGTTTATGACTTAGACACTAACGAGTTTCTAAAAGAAATTAAATTAGAACAAGATATGAAACATGCTATTCATGGACTGGAGATATTAGATGAAATTTAATAAAGACCTCGCTCTAAAAAATGGGGCAGAAAAAGTAAAAAATGGAAAGCTTTTTTGGGGTTGGCTGTTGCCAATGAAAGATGGTTATCGTAAGATGGTTGCTTACGCCCATCGTGATGAAATTTTTTGGGTTCATCCTGAGTACAAAAATGGGCAAGACGATAAGAAGAAAAAGTAAAAAAGACAAGAAACGTTTGAAAACAGAACGTAGAACTAGAGCCGCAAAATCCACTGGCTCGGTTCACCCAAAGTAGGTCTTACTCAAACAAACTTAGGGAATTTTCTGAAAATAAAAACGGCACTGTTTTCATTCCGTGTATAATACCTTGTTGGGTTAAAAAGAGCTTCGTAAAGAGAGCTAGAGCGACACCAACTCAACATGCCACTGTTGCACCAAGTTAGTAGTTAAAACTTTATATTTTCAACCCCTAATCAATTTCTTGGTAAAACATGTGTCGCTCTTTTTATATTCTGTAAAACATAAGCGTGTGGACATCTAATGACATCAAATATCAAGGTTAAGAAGCGTAACGGAAGACTAGAAGAAGTAAACCTAGATAAGATAAACAAATGTGTAGAAAGAGCTTGTGAAAACTTAGATGATGTAAATGTTAGCGAAGTGGTTCTTGATGCAAGCCTTCAGCTTTATAACAAGATAACTACATCTGAAATAGACACTGCTTTGATAATGTCGGCTCGTTCAAAAATAGAACAAGAGCCAAACTACAACTATGTTGCTACCAACTTGCTTCTTGCGAGCCTGTACAAAGAAGTCTTTGGCAAAAGTGTAAACGGAGACTTTGCAGATGAATATAAATCTTGCTTCATAAAAAACATCAAGACTCTTGTAAAAGAAGATAGACTTAGTGAAAACATTCTTAATTATGATTTAGAGCTACTCAGCGAAAATCTAGTCTTAGAAAGAGACAAAAATTTTAAGTATCTAGGAATTCAAACTCTATACGACAGATACTTCATACATAAAGAAGGCAGACGTATGGAAACGCCTCAAGCGTTTTATATGCGTGTCGCCATGGGTCTTTGTTTAAATGAAGAAAATAAAGAAGAGAGAGCTATTGAAATTTACAATATGATGTCTGAGTTTAGATACTCACCATCTACACCAACTCTCTTCAATAGTGGAACTTGTCACTCTCAATTATCATCTTGTTACCTAAGCACAGTAGATGATTCTATTGATGGAATTTTTGGCACTATTCATGGTCAAGCTAGACTCTCAAAATATGCTGGAGGTCTTGGTGTAGACTGGAGTTCTGTTCGTTCTACTGGCTCTTATATTAAAGGTACAAATGGCCAGTCTTCTGGATTGATTCCTTGGTTGAAGATATTCAATGACACGCTTGTTGGTGTAAATCAAGGCGGTAAACGTAAAGGCGCTGGTTGTGCTTACTTAGAGGTGTGGCATCTTGACGTTGAAGACTTTTTAGACCTAAGAAAAAACACAGGCGATGATCGTCGTCGTTGTCATGATATGAATACCGCCTTATGGATTTGCGATGAGTTTATGCTTGCAGCTCAGAAAGGCAGAGATTGGTATCTATTTGATCCGTCTGAATGCCCTGATCTACATGAAACATACGGCAAAAAGTTTACAAGAGCTTATAACAAATACAAGAAGATGGCAAAAGAGGGAGATATTAAAAACTTCCGTGTTATAAATGCTAAAGATTTATGGAAGAAGATGCTCAAGTCCTTGTATGAAACAGGGCATCCATGGATTACTTTTAAAGATCCTTCTAATATTCGTTACAGCAATAAACATGAAGGTGTAGTTCATTCCTCTAATTTATGTACAGAGATACTTCTTCATACTAAACCAACGTCATATGAAGATGGTGAGGTTGTTGAAGTAGGAGAGACCGCCGTTTGTAATCTTGCTTCCATCAACCTTGAAAATCATGTTAAGGTTCGCACTATTGACTGGAAGAAGCTACAAAAAACAGTAGAGGTAGCTATCAGAGGTTTGGATAATGTCATTGATATTAACTTTTACCCAACTAAAGAAGCCGCTAAGTCTAATCTAAGAAACCGCCCTGTTGGTCTAGGTATTATGGGTACTCATGGCTTGCTTCACAAGTTAGGAGTCGTTTACAATTCTCAAGACGCTGTGCTTCTCTGTGGCAAGATACAAGAATTTATCTCTTACCATGCCATTCTGACTTCTTCTAAACTAGCGAAGGAAAGAGGTCATTACGAATCTTATGAGGGTTCAGAATGGAGTTATGGCAATTTGCCTATCGACACTTATTGTCGTTTGATGAACGAGAGACACCCAGAGTACACAAAGAGCGGTGGAGACAATCATTACAAGTCCTCCGATTTTGAAAAAATGGATTGGGACAAAGTGAGAAGCCATATAGCTGTACATGGAATGAGAAATTCAAATGTTATGGCTATTGCTCCTACTGCAACAATTTCTTATATACAAGGATGCTCACAGTCTATTGAGCCTGACTATTCGGTGCTTTTTGTATACTCAACATTGAGTGGAGAGTTCACAATGATTAATGAGCATTTTGTAGAAGTCGCCAAGAAAAATGGGATATGGGGAAAAGATCTTATCGAGGCGTTAAAAGCCGCCGATGGAGATGTCATGTCTATTAATTTAGACGAGGAAATACAGCGAGAATTTAAAACCGCTTTTGACATTGAAGCAAACATATTGATAGATGCTGCGGCTGAAAGACAAAAATGGATTGATATGGGAGAATCTCTCAATCTATATAACAAAGGTACAAGCCTAAAATATCTCAATGACATGTATATGCACGCTTGGGAACAAGGTTTAAAAACAACATATTACTTGAGAAGCAAAGCGGCTACGAGACTTGAGAAGTCTACTGTTCAGACTGTTAGAGAACAGGAAGTACCCGAAGAAGATTTGAGTCAAATCAAAGCTTGCTCTATAGACGACCCAGATTGTGAAAGTTGCCAATAATGAAAAAGACTAAAGAAATCATTTCGGATAAAGTCGCTGTAGTAAACCAAATTCTTCCTCATACAAACAAATGGGCTTGGGATTTGTTTATTGATGGCGCGGCTAATAACTGGATGCCAACAGAAATTTCTATGGCTAAAGACATAGAACAGTGGCGCTCTGATTTGTTGACTAATGATGAGAAGCTCGTGGTAAAAAGATCTTTAGGATTTTTTGCTGGTTCAGAGTCTTTAGTAGCCAACAATCTTCTTTTGAGTATCTTCAAGTATGTAACCGATCCTGAATGTCGCCAATATATACTTAGACAGGCTTACGAAGAAAGCCTACATAACTTAACAGTTGTCTACTGCTGCGATTCTCTAGGTCTGAAAATTGATGAAGTCTACCAAGCATATAACTCAATACCTAGCATCAAGTCTAAAGACGAGTTCCTGATGAATATCTGTACCGATATTAATAGGCCGGACTTTAATATAAATACTTTAGAAGGTAAGAGAGAATTTCTAAGAAACATTATTACCTACTATGTTATCTGCGAAGGAATATTTTTCTTCTCCGGTTTTGCAATGCTTCTATCTTTTAATAGACAGAATAAACTACCGGGAATTGGAGAACAAATTCAGTACACTCTTCGTGATGAAAGCTTGCATATTAAATTTGGAACCACTCTTATCAATAGAATTAGAGAAGATAATCCAAAGGTTTGGACTAAAGCTTTTGAAAAGGAAACCTTAGAACATATAGATAAAGCTATGGAACTTGAACTTGCTTACGCAAGAGACGTTCTTCCAAACGGTATCTTAGGTTTGAATTCTGATATGTTTATTGACTATGTACAATACATAGCAAATCGCAGGCTAGAAGATTTAAATTTACCAAGTCCTTATGAAGATACTAAAAACCCATTTCCTTGGTTAAGTGAAATTATCGACTTAGAGAAATGTAAGAATTTCTTTGAAACTCGTGTTACTGAATATGCAGTCGGAAATATAGAAGACGATTTCTAATGCTTAGAAGCATCACAATAGACAATGACATGCTTAGATGGTTAGCTAAGCAGCTGAACAAAGAAACAGAAGCTGGTAATAAAATTACCAGAAGCACTCTTTCCAATTTAATTTGGGAATACGAAAAGAAAGAAGAAAAGTGACTTACGGTTACAAATATTTTGAGGTCAAACTGCTACACGACTCTGCTAAATCCCCAACCAAAGGAAATATTGATGATGCTGGCTGGGACTTATATGCTTTTGAAACAATCTCTATACCCTCTGGAGCTACCGTCCTTGTGTCTACTGGCGTTTCCATGGCTATTCCTAAAGGGTATGTCGGTTTAATATGGGATAGGTCTTCAATGGGAGTTAAAGGAGTTCATAGACACGCAGGTGTTATAGACTCTGGTTACAGAGGCGAAGTAAAAGTTTGTCTGCACAATACAACAAAAGAACCGTATCATATAGAAAGAGGCGACAGAATCGCACAAATGTTAATACAAGAAGCCCCAAACTTTATTCAACATGTAGTTCATGAACTAGACTCAACAGACAGGGGCGATGGAGGGTTTGGTTCTACAGGTAAGTAGTATGGCTAGAAAAAAGAACAACGAGTCAGGATATACTACTAGACGGAAGGCTTTAAAGCCTAAAACGGAAAATCAGACAGAATATATTAACATCATAAATGAAAATGATGTTACGTTTTGCACAGGCCCAGCAGGTACTGGAAAAACAGCAGTAGCAGTTGGATTGGCTTGTGATTATTTATTGGATAAAAGAGTTGAGAAGATAGTTGTTACTAGACCTGTCATCGAGTCAGGTAGAGGGCTAGGCTTTTTGCCCGGAACTTTTGAGGAGAAAATACATCCTTATCTTGTTCCTGTATTAGAAGAAATGCAATACAGGTTAAATAGTAACAGAGTTCAAGCATATAGAGAAGAAGGCAAAATTGAAGTAGTGCCTTTGGAATATATGAGAGGGCGTAACTTTCACAATTCCTTTATAATATTAGACGAAGCCCAAAATGCTACGTTTGAACAGCTCAAAATGTTTATAACTAGAATTGGTTGGGATTCTAAAGCTGTGATTAATGGTGATATAGACCAGACAGATCTAGTATCAAGGGATCAAGGAGGTCTTGAGGAATTTCTTGAACGCCTTGAGGACGTTGAAGGGGTTGGTATTGCTGAACTTACAGAAGATGATATAATTAGAAACAAGATTATTTCTAGAATCTTAGACGCTCTTTATGATGACACGGTAAAATATTCCTGATGCCTACCTATGATTACTTATGCAACGACTGCGGTCATGAATTTGAGCAATCTCATGGCTTTGGGAAAACTCCTGAGCCATGTCCTTGTGGAAGCAGTGATATTAAAATAGTTATCAATCAGGCTCCTGCTGCCTTTGTTAAAGGAGAGCCAAAAACTCTTGGCCAGCTTGCTGAGGCAAATACTAAAAACATGGGTCGTTATGAACTTGAGGATCACAGAGCAAAGCAAGAAAAAGGAAACCTCAAAAAACAAAAGCCGAAAGAGTGGTGGCAGAAATCAGGCGATGCAAGCAAAGCCGATATAAATAAAATGTCTACATCACAAAAGGCTAGGTATATACAAGATGGACAAAAATGATGAAAAAGAGGTAGCAGATCTTTCTAAGCTTCAAGATGATGATGTTTTCTGTGCAGACTGCAATGAAAAAATATTTAAAATGGTTAGGGTTGAAGAATCTGATTTTGAATTTTCGGTGCTTGTTACTTGTCCTTTTTGCGAAGGCGAAAGCTGGAGAAAAGATATGAAAGGCAAATACTACCAAGACACAGTAGATGGCACTATAATAGAAGAAGTCACAGCAGATGGCAATGATTTTACAATAGAGGTAAAAAAAATATGACGGATGATGTGGAACAGTTTTTAACTCCTGAAGACACGACCTATGTTTATTATGGCATGGACGGAAAAGTAATTGAAGAAGAAATCGGATCTTCTTGTGCTTATACAGCTACTGTAAAAGGTAGAGACTTTAACTATGTCAAATCTATGAGAGGTCGTTTATTCGATCCTTTTGGCATGGATGCAAACAAGATTAACTCAGTCAACACAAAATTTTCTAAAGTCAGTATTGATACTTTTAATCATTACATAAAGTATTTAGAAACGAGGCAGAATAATAGCTTGACTTGGGCGGAGAGGAGTTTCTTAAATGACTAAGAAGACTGGAAAGTTAACTAAGATTGAAAAATTTTACATCGAAAATAATACAGACAAAAATGCTGAAGAAATTGCAAAAGATTTGAACAGAACTAAGTCTTCTGTTGATAAGCATATTAAAACTCTTGATAGAAGCTCTCACACTTCAGAAGCTAAATCAGACTCTTCAGATGTATCAAGCCTAATGGGTCACAAGGAGGGTAGAGGGGTAACTATCATGACTCCAGCAGCCTCTGAACGTGGTGACGAGACAAGGTCTTCTAGAACTTCCAAGTCTAGGCATCACAACGCTATACATACGATCAAAAAATAATGACTGTATTCTTAAGCAAAGAACTAGATAGTTATATAAATCAGTACGCTGATTCTAATCCAATATGGATAGCTGAACTTTCTAATGGAGAAACTGTTTACCAAGATGATGGTAGACCTAATGTTGAACCCGAAAGTGGATGGCTTAGAATGAAGCAATACTGTGAAGAAAACAATTTGCATATAGAAAGTATTAAAGTTAGGAACCGTTCTCATGTTGAAGATGTTGGTTCTGGATACGACGGTTACTTTTTTTGCAAAGGAGCTGGAGCTTTACTATTTCAGGATCTAACAGTCCATACGTTCAATATAGGTCATGTTGAAAATGGCAAACTATATGTAAGAACTTGGAGGCTTCCTGAGTTGATTCCAGAGCGTTTTGAAGAGAGGAGTCTTTACGATGCTCCTCATGAATGTTTGATTACAAAGAAAGGCATATTGGATGGACAAAAATTACAAGCACAAGACGACAGGGCAGGCATGTAATGCTGCTCAATACATTGCCGAAATGGTTTGTCTCAGAGAGGCTGAAAAACAAAGAGTCGGTAGGCCAGCTTATGCTTTGTGGAACACTGATAAATGGCAAAAAAAATTTAAAAGCCAAGTAACCAAAGCTTATACTCTTCTCAAAAAATATAGCGATAAAGCTATCATCAACGCCTTGAACTCTTACAAAGGCAAAAACATATATTCTCTGCGTGTCAAATTTCTTGAACCTATAATTAAAAAGGAACAAGAGTCTATTGACAAGCTAGAAGCGACAGAAATAAAAGAAGTTAAATACGAAGATAACACTATGCAAAAACCAAGAAAAAGTTTTGGCAGGAAAAGTTTGTTTTCCAAATTGGAGAATCTAGAAAATGAGTGATGCAGCATTAAAAACCATTACTAAAAAGTACGGAAATATATTAGTGAATGGAGCTGATGTATTTGAAGAACTACAAGACATGCAGGTTATACCTGTAAGTCCATCTCTAGACTATGCTCTTGGTGGTGGTTTTCGAGAAGGAACTTGGATTCAAATGATTGGAGATCCAAAGTCTGGAAAAACAACTACAGCTCTACAGTTCGCTGCGAACTGTCAGAAAAAAGAATATGGAGAAAGACCCATATTTTATGTCAATGTAGAAGGTAGATTAAGCACAAAGAACTTTGAAGGAGTTCATGGCTTAGATGCCAGCAAGATTACCGTAGTGCAGTCTGAAACAGAAACACTTAGCGCAGAGAAGTATCTGGGCGCTATAGAAAAAATAGTAAAAGCTCATCCTAATTGTGTTGTTATTATTGATTCAATATCTAGCTTTATAGCACAGAAAGATTTAGATGAAGAAGTGAGAGGTGATTACAGGCCGGGAGTTCCTAAGATATTGTCTAATTTCTGTAAGAAGATGAGTAGTGTGGTTCCTAAACAAAGAGCCATCATTATCATGATTACACACTTTATTGCCAATACTGGCGGTATGGGAAAGAAGAAAGTAGCCGATGGCGGCGTAAAGGTTCGCTACCAAGCAGACACGATATTGGAAATTGCTTGGATTCAAGCATGGAAAGAAAAGAATGATGGCCGACAAATCGGACAAGCATTACACTGGAAAGTAATTACCTCTGCGCTTGGGGGTTTTGTGGGAGCAGAAGCTATTGGATGGCTTCGCTACGGCACAGGTATTGATTACAAGCAAGAGTTGTTCGATCAAGCAAACGACTTCGATTTGATTTCCGCAGCCGGAGCTTGGTACACATGTGATTTTTTAGTCGATAACCCGAAACCTATAAAAAAACTTTTAGAAGCCGAAGGAATCGAAAAAGATGATGAAGAAAAGATTACTAAATTGGTCAAGTTTCAAGGTCAGCAAAAGCTCAGGGCTTTTCTTGATGAACACGACCTATGGCCTGCTTTGCAAAATTCATTAAAGGAAATGTTGTCTTGAAAGCCATAGGTTTTGATGGCCGAGAAAGAAATTGGAACCTATCAAAGTGCGTAGTTTCAGGAGATCAGACAAGACCTCGAAGTAAATTGCATATTTTAGCAAGAAAATTACTCCATGAGCAGTTTCCTTATGATACAATCCTTGAAGAAGTGCCGCTTGTCGGCTCACATAAGCCATCAAGAAAATCTACCTTGTACGTTGATTTCTTGATACCGTCACATTCTCTGGCGGTAGAAGTACACGGGCGACAGCATTTTGAATTTGTCGCCCATTTTCATGGTAATCGTCAGGGCTTTAGAAAGTCAAAAGCTAGAGATAGGGATAAAGCAAATTGGCTTTATAACAACGACATAGAACTTATAGTCTTGAGTTATTCAGGAACAGAAGATGAATGGCGAAAATCAATTATCAATAGATAGACTAGAAGAGTTTGTAGGCAAACTAGACGCATATATGTCTGACATTGTTCATGTAGAGCCAAACTCTGAAGTAGAAAAAATACTTTCACTCACAGCATTTGAGCTTAAAGCCTTAACTTCAGAAGAGTGTTGTGAAAAGGCTTATGCTATATACAACTACTGTAACTTTCTACAAAAGAAGTATAACAAAGAAGTTGCCAAATCCAAATGGTGCGAAGAGTTTATAAACTATGCTGTGTCAAAAGTTTCAAACCAATTCGATAAGTATACTAAGTGGGAAGTGAAAGTAAACTCTGTGATAAGAGAAGACGACTTCGTACAAAAAGTATGGCGTGTCAAAAGGGTGATTGATGGAAATGTAACTTCTTCGTCCGATATCATAAGAGACATCAGAAAACAAGCAGACACGCTACTTGAACTAAGCAGAAGAAAATATAGTAGGAATTAATCATGTCACCTTTAGAACTAATAAAAAATGGAATCATAGAAAATGATCTTGAAAAAATTGCTCAAGGCTATAATGCCCTCACAGGAGAAAACATTTCACCAATCACAACAGACGAACCAGTCAGAAGAACATCGAATCCAGAAAGCACAGAATCAGACGAAGTGTCGCCATCAGTGCCGTTGCGGTCGGAAATAGAAGACTTCACGATAAAACGTAATAGTCTTCCTGCTGGAAAGTACGGAAGAAAAGAAACAATACAAGTTGGAGAAAATCAGTTTGTAGATGATGGAAGTGAAGCAGTAGGAAAAGAATTTGAAACTCCAGACATCGCTCCAACACCCCGTAGAAAACCAGTACAAATGGTTGAAGTAGTTTGTCACGCCTGTGGGAAGAAAGAAGAAATAAATCCGGCTTATAAAACTGGAAATTATCATCGCTGCGCGAGGTGCGTAGGTTAATGGACAAAATAAACGATGTGACAGCAGAAAAATCTGTAATTGCAGGTTTGATACAACATGGGCAAGATGCCTTTGATGATGTTGATGGCATCCTTACGGCTAGCTCTTTTACACAAGAAGAGAACCAAATCATGTGGAGTTGTTTAGAACAGCTCTTCAAAGATTCTACAACTGTTGACTTACCAACACTTTATGGCGCTTCCAAAGTTTTAAGTTTAGACGAGCAGTTTTCTAAGAAAGAATTAAAAGACTACTTCAAAAAGCTAAGCGCCACGACTATTGAAAAATCAAATGTAAATCATCAAGCTGCAACTGTTGCCAAATTGGAAGTAGCTAGAGAAGTCTACCGATGTTCTTTGATGGTTCAACAAAATATACTTGAGGTAAAGAGCGATAAGTCTATCTCTGAAATTTTGGCGATTGGAGAAGAACCTTTTTATGGGCTTGCAGACACTCTTCAAAATCGAGGTGGTAATGAGCCAGTAGACATATTTCAAGATATTGATGAACATATAGATGACCTAATAGAAAACCCATGCGAAATGATGGGTGTAAGCACAGGTTTTCCAAGATATGACAAGATGATAGGAGGAGGGCTTAGACAAGGAAACGTAGACCTCATAGGGGCAAGAACAAAAGTTGGTAAAAGTTTTTTTGCAGATACGGTTGCTTTACATGTAGCTGGAAAACTAAATATTCCAGTCTTGGTATTAGACACTGAAATGCAGCAAAAAGATCATGTGTACAGAATATTAGCTAGCATCAGCGATGTGCAAACTAACGAAATATCAACAGGTCAGTTTTCAAAATCAAAAGCAAAAATAGAGAGAGTTAAGCAAGCTGCTGAAACCCTCAAGAAGATGCCCTATAAATACTCTCCCGTAGCCGGTGTTCCAATCCAAGAAATTGTATCCATTATCAGACGTTGGGTTAAAAGAGTTGTTGGAAGAGACGAAAATGGAAACACAAATCCTTGCCTTGTTGTTTATGACTATTTGAAGCTAGGTGGTTCGTCAGAAATGAAAGGCAACGAACAGCCACATATAGCTTTGGGTTTCAAAATGCAAGAACTGGTTAATGTCTCAATAAAAGAGAATGTCTCAGTTCTCTCTTTTGTTCAATTAAATAGAGAAGGGATTACCAGAGAAGGCGAAGATGTGATAGCAGGTTCTGACGACATTGCCCGATATTGTAGTAGCTTCTGTCTGTTCAAGAAAAAATCAGAAGAAGAAGTTGCTGAAGATGGTGGAGAAAGCGGAAACAGAAAGCTTAAACCCATTCTGCATAGGCATGGCGGAGGACTAGAAGAAGATTTTGATTATGTTAATATGAATTTGATTGGCGAGTATGGAAAGCTAGTTGAAGGATTTACAAAGTCTGAATATATGCTTGCTAACAAAAAGGAAAAAGAAGGTTTTGATAACGAAGTCAATGATGACAAAGAAGGCTTCGTAGTTGAAGAAGATATTGACCCGGAGAAACCATTTTGAAAAAGTTATCTGGGGAAGAACTTAAAGTTCTTGGTGACAAGATTGCGTTGAATATAGTGCCAGTGCTTGCTAACTTTGGAATAGAAGTTCAAGTATTCTATGATCATGTAACTTGTCCTTGCCCTATTCACGGTGGAGACTGTCCTACTGGATGGAGCATGACGACAGATCCAGATAATCCCTACTTAGGGATATGGACTTGCTGGACTCAACATTGTGAAGAAGAAGTAGACAGCACAACTGGTAAAAAGAAGTATGTCAATAATGCTCTAGGTCTCATAAGAGCTTTATTAGCTAATAAATATGAAAGAAAAAACGTCTCGTTTGGAGAAGCAATATCGTTTGCAATGAATCTTGTTGAGACTGACTTTGAAGATTTATCCAAAGGTTCTTGCAAGGTAGACTTTACAAAGAAAACATCGTCAAGCGCTGAAAGAAACTTTAAGAGGCGAGAACAAAACAAGAAACTTGGACACCCAAGAAACAAAGTTAGGCAGTCTTTGTTGCGACCAGCTAAGTATTTTTTGAACAGAGGGTACAGCGAGGAAGTTCTTGACGCTTTTGATGTGGGAATTTCTCGAAGTACAAAAGGTGTTATGAGAAAAAGAATCATAGTGCCGGTCTACGATGACGAGGGAGAAGTCATGGTTGGCTATCTTGGAAGGTGGCCTTCTGAAGAGTACGAACATTATGGACAACCTAAGTGGAGATTTTCCAAAAAGTTTTATTCTGGAGCTTGGCTTTATGGCTATCATATCGCTAAGAATCATATAGAAAATACAGAGGTTGTAGTTCTAGTTGAAGGACAAGGAGATGTTTGGCGACTGTGGGAATCTGGAGTCAAAAACTCTGTTGGAATGTTTGGCTGTAGCATAAGTGACACTCAGTTAAGAATACTTGAAAACTCTACTGCCAAAAAAATTGCTCTAATATGTGATAATGATAAAGCTGGACGAAAGGCTAGAATCTCCATCAGAAAAAAATGCGAGAGTAAACTTGAAGTAGTGGATATAATGACTGAATTAAAGGATATTGGAGAAATGTCCACCACAGAGATAGAACAAAAAATAAAACCTCAGATTGAAGGATTGTATAATGACTAAAATACTAGGATTCTCTGGCGCAAAACAAAGTGGAAAGAGTACATGCTGTAAGTTTATACATGGGTATCAATTAAGACTAAATGATGTAGTCAAGAAGTTTTTTATGGACGAAGAAGGTTCCCTTCTAGTAAATGCTACGCAAATAGATGAACATGGAAATGAAGTGGAAGGACTAGGAGTTCTTGACATTGAGAGGCAAGATGAAGAATTCGTAGAATATGCAGCACAAGCAATATGGCCTTATGTTAGATCGTTTAGCTTTGCCGATCCACTAAAAATAATAGCAGTCAATTTATTTGGATTAAAAGCAGAACAGTGCTATGGATCAGATGAAGATAAGAATACTCCTGTAAATATTAAGTGGGAAGATATGCCGGGTGTTGCAAATCATTCTGGTTTTATGACCGCAAGAGAGTTCTTGCAGTATTTTGGTACAGATATCTGTAGACGTATAAAGCCCGACATTTGGACAGGTTCTTGCTTGCAGAGAATACTTTCAAGCGGTACTGAATTTGCCATTGTTCCTGATGTTAGATTCCCTAACGAAGTTGAAGCAATACAAAAAGCTGGAGGAAAAGTGATCAGACTCACCAGAAAGCCTTTTGAAGATGCTCATTCAAGCGAAACGTCTTTAGATGCTAAAGAGGAAATATTTGACCATGTATTAGACAATAGTGAGAAGGATCTTCACGAAACTAACTTAGCTCTCATGGAAGTATTAAAGGATTGGGGATGGCTAACAACAAAATCATAAGTATACCTTGGGATGACAGAATGGTCACTCGCGCTCAAAAGAAAGCGAAGAGTCTTGGAAGAATAAGGAACTCAATATTGAGAGGTGGTGGAAATGCCGCCGGTTACTTAGGAGAGGAAGCTGTAGCATCTTATATTGGAGCAGAAATAACTAGCTGTAATAAAGGCTCAGATAAATATGACTACGATATCATAGCTAGAGATGGTCGTAGGGTAGAAATAAAAACAAAAAGAAGAACAGTTTATCCACAGGAACACTTTGATGTGTCCGTCGCTAAGACGAGCGTTCATCAAAGACCTGATTTGTATATTTTTGTAAGTATTGAATTTGCTAAGGTGACGATGGAAAACGGAAAACGTGTCTATCGTAACATCAAAAGTATTTGCATCTTGGGGCAGGCAGAGCCTGAAGATTTTTTTGCGAGAGCCAAAATTTGGCGAGAAGGTGATATTGATGGTAGAAATGGTTTTAAAACACATGTAGATATGTATAATTTGCCCATATCGGAAATAGATCCGTTAGATGATAGTTTGTTACCACAGAAGTAGTAGTCTTGGCACTTTAGAATTTTGTCAGCAAAAATACTTTTTGCAGTACAATCTTTCGTTCAAAGACAAAACTAACGCAAAAGCCTTGATGGGTACTATTACTCATAAAGTTATGCAAACTCTTGGAGACAAGAAAGTTGCAATGAATAAAGGTCTTGATGTTGTAGAAGATGAAGAAACTGGAAGAAATCTAACTCTAGAAGAGTGTGACGATCTTGAGCTTCTAAACAACATAGCTTTTGATTATTACACAAACGCTTTTCCAGAGGTCAGCCTTGGAGAAAAAGAAAAAAGACAATGCCTTCGCTGGGCAGAGAAGGCGGTAGCATATCAAGATGGACTACTAGACCCCAGAAATCAAAACGTGTTTGCTACCGAGTTATTTTTTGACATAGAAATAAAAAAACCTTGGGCAAAATACAAGTATGAGTTTGAAGACCAGACGATTGAAGGATACCTGTCAATCAAAGGCACTGTAGACTTAATCCTTAAACAAGGAGAAGACTACTATGAAATACTAGATTACAAAACCGGAAAACGGCTAGACTGGGCGACCGGAGAAGAAAAGACTTATGAAAAGCTACAGAAAGATACGCAACTTCTTCTTTACTACTATGCTCTCAAGAACATGTATCCAGAAAGAGAATTTTCAGTAAGTATATATTACATCAATGCTGGCGGATTATTCTCAATGGTGTTTGATGAAAGTGATTACGAAAAGGCTGAATCTATACTGAGGAAAAAATTTGAGCAGATAAGAGACATTCAACAGCCTAGACTTCTCTCTAATGAAAACAAACATTGGAAGTGTCAAAAGCTTTGTAAGTTCAGTGGTGAATATCAAGATTCAGGCAAGAGTATATGCCAACACATAAGAGACGAAGTTAAAGAAAAAGGCGTAGTCAAAGTTGTTGAAGAGTACGGAAAAATTGAAAAGATCGCCACTTATGGAGATGGCGGCGGAAGATTAGCAGAAGATAATAAAAAATGAGTTGGACACCTTTACACTTACATACACACTACAGTCTTTTGGATGGCCTCAGTAAGCCCTCGCAGGTCGCTGAGCGATGTTCTAGCTTAGGCTATACCTCCTGCGCCTTAACCGATCACGGCACTATATCAGGCGCTGTGGCCTTTACGCAGGCAATGAAGAAAAAGAATATCAAACCTATTCTTGGGTGTGAGTTCTACCTAAGCCAGCAAGATTGCAAAATAAAGTCCGACGAAAATAGAAGCCTGAGTCATTTATGTGTGCTTGCTAAAAATAGAAAAGGTTGGGACAGCCTGATCCAAGCAGTATCTAAAAGTAATGACGAGGAAAATTACTATTACAAGCCAAGGCTAGACCTTGCCGAATTAAACCTTTTTGCAGATGGTAACTTAATATCTTACAGCGGACATCTTGGTAGCGACTTAGCGAACGCAATATTTGTAGATCCAAAATCTGCTTATAACGCAAAAACAGAAGAGGAGGCTAAAAGATATACGCATCCAAACTGGGATAGTGAAGTATTAAAGATTGCAAACAGATATAGAACTATATTTGGCAAAGAAAACTTTTTTATTGAGATACAAGCTATCGACCAAGGCAATTCTCCAGCAGCAAAGTTGGTAGTTCAAGGTCTACGATACATAGCCAAAAAGTATAAATTTCAAACTGTTGCAACCGCAGATTCACACTATCCAGAAAAGAAAGATGCAAACGACCAGTTATTACTGCTTTGTTCTGCACTAAAAACAACTCTACCTAAAATCAAGAAAAAGCTAAGAGAATCTGGAGAAGCTGCATTTGCCGGTTTTCTAAAGTCTAATAACTTTCATATTCCATCTCTTGAAGAAATACAAAATGTAAACACGCCACAAGAAATAGAAAACTCAATGCTAATAGCTAGTATGTGCGAAGACTACAACATACTAGGCAAACCTATGCTTCCTAAGTTCAAATGTCCCAAAGACTTTTCAGAAGATCAATATCTAAGACACTTATGTAGAGAAGGCTGGAAAAGCAGATTAGCGCCCACAGGAAAAGTTAATACCGAGCAAAGTAAGCAGGTATATGCAGACCAAATTAAGAAAGAGCTTGATGTCATTAGCGAAGCAAACCTAGCTGGCTACTTCTTAATAGTTAGAGACATTGTCAACAGTGTAGTTGATAAGAATCATATTCCCGGACCGGGAAGAGGTTCGGCTGCTGGATGTTTAGTATCATATTTAGTAGGAATAACTCAGGTAGACCCAATTGAATATGGATTGCTGTTTGAGAGGTTTTATAACGCTGGTAGAAATTCAGAAGATCATGTATCCTTGCCTGATATTGATATAGACGTTCCAGCTAATAAAAGAGATGAAACAATAGACTATATACGAAGCAAGTACGGGAGTGAAAAAGTTGGACAAATGGTAACATTTGGAAGATTGCAAGGTCGAGGCGCAATCAAAGAAGTTTTGAGAATGAACGAAGCTTGTGGTTATGACCAAATGAATGAAATAACAAAAAGTCTTCCTCATGAGCATGAAGTGTCCGACCAACTAGCAGAAATGGATAATCCATCTGTAATTAAATGGACTCTCATGAACCAACCGGAAACACTTCGTGGTTATTGTAGATTAAATGATGACGGTGTTCTTGAAGGCGATTACGCTAAATTTTTCGATCAAGCTATGAGGATAGAAGGGACTTTCAAGTCACAAGGCAAACACGCTGCTGGCGTAGTAATATCCTCTCATGACCTTAATGAAGTTTGCCCAATGGTAAGAGACAAAAGAGGTAGCGAGAAAATAGCTGGAATGGAAATGAATGACTTAGAGTCTATGGGGCATGTAAAATTTGATATTCTTGGTATTTCACTAATGGACAAAATGATGGGAATTAGAGATCAACTAAAGGTAAGAAATGGATAAGAAGACTAGCTACAGACAAAACGTAAAAGACAGAATCAAGTCAGGAAGGTACGTTGATTACAAAAGCTTATCAATTTGTAGAATCAATGACTTCTATCCATTGATGCATGGGAAAATTAGATACCAAGTACATTCTCATTTTTTCAGTAAGCTATACGAAAACATTGACGAAGCGTTAGATAAATTTTTTGAGATTAGAAGGAAGATAAGATGAATTACAAAGACATTATTGTTTTTGACTTTGAAACAGGTTCGAGAAACCCAGAAAAAACGCAGCCTATACAAATAGCCGCTGTAGCAATACATGGTCGTAAGCTGACAGTCCAGCCAGACGGCTACTTTGAAAGTTTAATGCGACCTATTCTCGACGACGAAGAAGCAATCAAAATGGGTCTAGACCCAATCGAAGACGAAGCATTGGCTGTAAATGGCAAAACAAGAGCAGAGCTTGCAAAAGCTCCTTCAGAACGGACTGTATGGAAAAAATTCACGAACTTTGTGAATAAATACAACTGGAAAGGAACTCCTTACTTTGCCCCGATTGCAGCAGGTTATAACATCGTTGGCTTTGATATGCCGATTGTCCAAAGAATGTGTGAACTATATGGGCCAATCGACAAGAAAACAGGAAAGCAGACGCTCTTTAACAAAATCCACAGGATTGACGTAATGGATAATGTCTGGATGTGGATGGAAAATAATGCAGATGTTAGGTCATTGAGTATGGACTCAATGCGAGACTTATTTGGTATGAGTAAAGAAAATGCTCATGATGCTTTGCAAGATGTTAAGGACACGGCCAATCTAATGATTGGCTTTATGAAACTGCATAGAAGAATTGCACCGAAGATTAAATTTGAAAAGGCTTTTGCTGATGGAAACCTCCACATTTGAACCACTTGAGCTTGGATTTGAAGATGAAAAAGCTTGGGATTTAATATGCTCAGGAAAAACAAAAGGTGTTTTTCAACTAGAGAGTAACTTAGGTAAGTCTTGGGCTAAAAGAGTTCAGCCAAAAAATATTGAAGAACTATCTGCTCTAATATCAATTATTAGACCCGGAACATTGAAGGCCATTGTAGATGGCAAATCAATGACTCAGCACTATGTTGATAGGAAGAATGGGGTGCAAGAAATAACTTATCTTCACCCATCCCTTGAGCCAATCCTTAAAAAGACTCAAGGAGTTCTTGTATACCAAGAACAATCTATGCAGATTGCACAACAGTTGGCAGGCTTTAACCTTCAAGAAGCCGACAATCTACGTAAAGCTATCGGTAAGAAAAAAGCAGACCTTATGGCTAAGGTTAAAGAGGATTTTCTAAAAGGAGCCTCTAAACAAGGAATTATCACGACGGAAGAAGCCGAAGAGATTTTTAGCTGGATTGAGAAGTCTAGTCGCTATGCTTTTAATAAGTCCCATGCCGTATCTTACGCTATATGTGCATATTGGAGCGCTTATGCTAAGGCTCACTTTCCGCTAGAATTCTATTGCAATTACCTCATTCATTCTTCTGGTAAACCAGATCCGCAACAAGAAGTAAGAGAGCTAGTCAACGACGCTAAGAATCTAGAAATATATGTAAATCCGCCATCAATAAAATCTTTGAACACACAGACAGATATAATCGAAGATCGAATACATTTCGGCCTAATAGATATAAAATCTGTTGGAGCAAGGCAAATTGATAAATTTAGAGACGCAATAGTATATCTAGAGCAAACTTTAGGCAAGCAGCTTTGTGAAGTTAGTTGGTACGAGTTTCTTGTTTTAGTTTCACAAAAAATTAATTCAAGGATGTTAACAGCTTTGATATCAGTAGGATTCTTTGCGGATTTTCCAGAGAGTAGGCAGCAAATGCTAGACGAGTTTGATACTTGGTCAAACATAACTAAGAAAGAGGCTGAATGGGCAGAAGATAACTTTGAAAGCTATAGCAACTTAGTAGATTTGCTTAAAGCTATGGCTCCTGTTAAAAAAGATGGAGGAGCAGCATTTAACTCAAAGCGCTCTCAAATAATTTCTGATTTAGTAATCCAATGTGAAAATCCATCTTATTCGCTAAAAGACGATCCTGAATGGGTTATCAGAACCGAAGAGAACTATTTAGGAATAGGGCTTACATACTCAAGAGTAGAAGCTTATGACACAAGCTTAGCCAACACAACTATCAAAGAATTTATTAATGGTAAAAGAGGCAATGTTAAAATGGCTGTTACCATAAATGAAGTTAAGAAATACACCGTTAAAAAAGGTAAGGCTGTTGGTCTTGAAATGGCTTTTTTATGCGTCGAAGATACGACAGGTACTATGGATAGCGTTACGGTCTTCAGTGACCAATGGGACAAATATAAAAATATTTTATACGAAGGGAATAACGTTGTCTTGATTGGGCAAGATTCAAAAAAGAAAAGATATCAATTAGACGATGGCTTTATAGTTAATGAAGTCATTGAATTACGTTGACTCTCAAGTGCTTTGAGACTATAACTATATTTAGCAACAATATAAATGCGAGACATTTAAATGAATACGATTTCAAACTATTGCAGATTTATCGGAAGATTAACAGACGACCCTAAAGTCGTTGAATTTGAAAATACAAATCTTTGCACTTTTACTTTAGCTATTAATGAATATAGAAAAGAAAAGAACGGAGATAAGAAGAAGACTGTCAACTATTTTGATTTTGAAGCTTGGGATTCTGGCGGAGAGACGATTAGTCGATACTGTTCTAAAGGAGATATAATTGATTTAGTCGCTTCTGCAAGAAACAACTCTTGGATTGACAAAAGTGGACAAAAAAGATATTCGACAAAATTCAGA